TCCTGTCGTAACGCTTTTACCCGTCGCGCCCAGCGCAAATTCGCCAATACCATCGGCAGATTCTGACGCAGGGGCCAGATTGTAGTGAGCCAAAAAACTGCGGTCTACCGCGAAATTCCCGGCATCCGTTTTAATTTTCCCAATCCTAGGATTGAAAGGTACTCTTGCCATAGTAATCCTCCTTTAGGCGCTTAGCTAGGCGCCTTTATTAAGTGCGTTTCACACGCAGGAATCCGTTCTTCGCGGTCACGTTGCCGCCGGCGAAGATAACGCCGCGATGAGCAATCATACCTTCCTTGAACTTGTAATCCGTTGAGCGGGATACTTCAAGGTCGGAGAAAATCGCCATCGTGTAGTTAGACAGAGGCCCGTAAGCCATAGCATACTCGCCGCTGGTGGTTGCGGAATCCGAAATGGCCTTGCAGTTGGAATTGATGATGAACGGAACGCCGTCGATTGTGCCATAGTTACCCTTAGCCTTTACATCATGAATCTTGCGCCCGTTGGAATCGCGGAGCATCGCGAAGGCTTTCAGGTCCTGCTTGTTAAGGATAAGCACGGACACATCCTCGACGTTCTCGTCGCCACCGTAGGAATAGATGATGGTGTCGAGGGTTTCCTCATCGATTTCCGAGAAATCAATGTCGGTACCCACGTCAATAGCAGTAGCGCCGTCGTCGAAAATCCCCACAAAGTGACCGGTGGCACCGTCGCCAAACAGAATTTCGCGATTCAGTTTCTTACGCACGGCAATTGAAATTCCCTTGACAACCTCATTACCGTAATCGGCAGCAGGCAGCTTTTCCAGTTCCTCGGAATCCTCGGCATACGCTGCAATCTTGGTTTTCTTAATTTCGGCATACCCAAACGTGGGCTCCGCGTCGGCGGGATTACCGCCCTCGGTCGTATAGTCGGCGGTACCGTACCCGGCCAGATAAGGCTGTTTGAAAGATTCGCCGCCCTTGAACACCTTGATTCCAACATTGTCTACCAGCGAAGAAACTTCGTTGAAGGTGGGTTTGATGTTGGCAGCCTGATACTCGGGAAGAATAACTCCCGTGCTGCCGATGGTGACGGAGCGCTTCTCCAACAGAGCCTTACCGCGCTGTTCGGCTTCGCTTTCTTTTCTCTCCTGGGGTTTCTCCTCGGGCGTTCCCAGTTTTCCGGCCAGATCCATCTTGGAACGGATTTGGGTTTCTTCCGCAGTCAGAGATTCGACCTCGGCGTTCAGTTCCGCAACGCGGGTTTCGTCGGCGTCTTTCAGCTCGGCCAGAATTTCAGCCTTGCGCGCCTTGATTTCAAGCAGTCTTTTCTTCATTTGTCAGTTCCTCCAATTTTAATTTGATAATGAGTTTTTGGCGCATAAGTTCGGCCTCCGCCTTGCGCTGCCGTTCCCGAGCGTCCGCCTCCGCGGCAGCCTTACGCGCTTCAATTGATGTATCGTCATAGGCCGGTATATCCACCGCGGAAACATCATATAGACGCTTCACACGAAGTACCGTCCATGTGCGATTTTGGTAATCGTATGCCTCCTGCCCGATGGTGAATCGGAAAGACATACGGTCGATGTACCCATTTTGGATATCGCGGTACAGCGACCTCCCTTCTTCCGTGCCGTCCAGTCTGGCGCGAATAAAAAGCCCGCCGTCGTCAACGGCGAGTTGAAGGGTTTTGTTTCTGGTTCTTGCCATTACTCTGCCAGAGTGGTTGTAATTGAAAATTACATCATCCATCTTGCAGTCGGTGAATGCGTCGCTGGCGATTTGCTCTTTGTACTCTATCCCGTCAACTTCAAAGAGCACGGTAGGGGAATTGAATCTCGCCGCATATCCCTCCACCCATAGTTCCTCGCGGTCCTCGCCCTCGATGGGCAAGGCTCTGGTTTGAAACTCAAATCTGCGCTCAATTAGATTCGTTCTGTCCATCTTGCTCCTCCTGTTCTTCTCCTGTCTGGTATTTTGATTGGTCTTTTTCCTTGACATAGTTCAAACTGATTTGCCGTTCGTCGCCTCCCTCAATAGGCGGATATCCAATCAGTTCGCGGCGTTCGTTTTGCGTCAGTTCTCCAGTTTCTTTCGTTGCGTTCAACAGATTGATTCTCGTCTGCATCGACGCGGACATTACCGAAGCGGAGTTGAAAATAATCCTGTTACCGGAATCTCTCTCACCCTGCGTGAAGCAGGCATTTGTCAGAGCCTGTCCGAATTGAATCAGGCGAGGCTCAATAACAGATTCATAAAAAGCCTGCCCCTGTGCTTCGGTGTAGTCAGACATAAGGATTGCGTTTGAGATTCTCCAGTATCGGAGAAGCCCGTCGCGGATTTCCTTCATCTGTGCGGCATTTGCACTCCACGGGGTGACATTCAACGGAGTAAAATCCTCCATAGAATCAATACCCACGACACCGCCATGCTCTGCCGCGTACTTGAAGCGTTCGACAAATCGGTCGGTTGAAGCTTTCACATCTTCCTGAGCCAGCATCGCTTGTTTGTGCTTGAATAACCCCCTGACCTTATTTGCCACTGTGACAGCTTGTGACAATCCTTCGTCCGCGGCTTTCAGCATATCCAGCGTGTGATATACCGGTTCGTTTCCGTCGCCGCCGATATCGCGAGAGTTAAAGAATTTTCGAAGGATTACAACATCCTCCACCGGCACGGCATATTCGTTCCCGTCGAGGTTGGTAAACTTGACCGCGTACCCGCCACCCTCAATTTGCACAATCTCGAATCTGCTGAATGCAATCGGAATCATTGCTTTGGGTTTAACTAGTTTAGGATTTGACGTGTCCCACTGGACATAACACAGAGCAGTAGTGTTTGCCTCCAGATGAGTGATAAGTTTGTACTTCAAATCAAATCCTGTCATGTACGGGTTTGGGGATTGGTTCAGCAGCTTAACATAGGGGGAGTTTCTGATAATTTTCTTGATGCGGCCGTCGCTATCCAAAACAACATGCATTGCTTCTGCTTTCGCGCAGTGGGTAGCGATACAGTCAATCACCGCCCGGACGGTTTCGTGTTCGTAAGCCTCACGGTCAAACGGTGCAGACCTAGCTGTTCCGCCGCCGTAGATATACCGCACCTTAACTTTGCCGAACAGTTTGTCAAAAAGCCCCATTCCATCACCTCAAATAGCGTTTATAGTCTTCTTCGTGGTTGCAGTACCCGACAAAAGCGTTTAATAAAGAAACAAGCCCGTCAATTCGTTTTGTCGAGCCCGTTTTGACAGGTTGGATTGATTCGATTCCGTCTTTGTTTGTTGATTTTTTCGCGGTGTTTAAAACGCACCACCTAAGCATAGGGTTGTTTTGGTAAACGATTTTGTGTTCCTCAAACAACCCTCCGAGCCGTTTCATTGGATAAGTCCATGTCATGGGTCCTTGCCGGATTTTTTCCATTTCAAATCCGTACTGTTCCATTTCTTCTCGCCAATAACCGGATAGTGCTGCATCGTAACAAATCCAAAGCGGCCGAATGTCGTGTTTTTCAACCATATCCGAAAACCATTGCGTGACTGCGTGATAATCTACCGTCGCGCCCTCGCACACATGCAACCAGCCTTGTTCCGCCCATTGTTTATACGGCGCTTCTTTTTTTGAGTTTGTATCATTAACCTTTGATTCGGGTAAGAAATATTTTTGCAACACATAAAAGTTTTCGTCGTTAGGCTTTTGTATGAGCAGGGTTGCGCAAGTCAAGTCTGTTGTTGCCGACAAATCACAACCGCCTATTGCGTATGATTTTTCAGGCAACGGTACAATAGTTTCATTTACGATTGCATCATATGGCAACCATGCCGACGCGGAATTTTCGGGTATGTTAAAATCTTTGGTTAATAGTGTGGGAAGAAATTTTGGGTCTGTTTTCGCCCGCTCAACATTTTCTGCAAGTGTTTTTATAGATTTAATCTTACCGAGCCCTGGATTTGCTTTCGGCCAACATTCCGGTTTATCCCATTCGTCACGACTGTCAAGTTCATATATCAACGGCAAAACGGAATAACTCTGTGTTGTCCACAACGCAATGTTGGACGCCCGCTCATATACATCGTCGAAAAACATTTCGCGCACAAATCCATTAGTTGAGATAAGCCATGCAATCGGTTGTTCCCGTGCAGATTGAGATTGTTTCATAACGTCGTAAACTCTGCTGTCTTTCGCTTCGTGCCATTCGTCCTGAGAAAAGAAATGAGCGTTTAAGCCGTCCATCGTTTTCGTGTCAGCGGCTAAAGCTGTCAATGTTCCAAAGCTTGCGGGAAAGTAAATGTCTGACTGTCGCTTTTTGGTTACGCTTTTTAACGCAGGCGATTGCAACCGCATGTTCACGGCCTCATTAAAAACAATCTTTGCTTGGTCTAATTTATTAGCTGTGCAGTAAATTTCCGCGCCGCCCTCGCCGTCTCCAACTAACATAAATAGTTCAACTGCCGCCGTTTCGGTTGACTTTCCGCATTTGCGCCCTCTGATGTCAATAACCTCGTTAATGCGCCGTTTGTGAGTTTCTTTATGCAACCAACCGAACACTAATTGTATCTTGGCTTTTTGAAACAGCTCTAATTTGATAGGTTTGCCAATCCAGTGGCCTTTTGATTGTCGGCAAAACTTTTCGATAAACTCTATTGGCCGATTGCCTTTTTGTTCGTCAAAGTAAAACGGAAAGTCCGGAGGCGGATTATTCATCCAGCCGACTTCCCGTTCATATACGCATTTGATTTTATTGCTAACAATTTCAGTTTTGTCCTGTATGGCTTTATAATATTTTTTTACATAATTCACACCATCTCACTCGTTTCAGTCTCCGCGAATAAATGCGATGAGTTCCTCCGCATCATCGCCTCCCTCGTCTCGAAGCGTTGTTATAATTTTCATCAAAGTTTGCACGGTCTGATTTGCTCCGTTGGCGGTTTTGTTATATTCAGTTATGGCGGGATGAGTATAAATGTTTTGCCGCCCCTTAACATACTCCTTTGTGACAAGCGTTCCCTGTTCCTTTATAGCTCGCTCTAAATCGTTTAATATATTAATTTGCACTTGATATCGTTTAAACGTC